CCACAGATATTAAATTCAATATCTCGCTTCAGCTCGTTGCCTGCCTTAACGAGTAAGTAGGCTCGGCGGTTTGCGTTGCCAGCCGAATCAATTACTTCCATGTTCGATGCGATGATGAAATCCTTACGCATGATCTGGGTGTAATTTCCGATTCGTACTGTCGGGGTCACAGCAGTAAATGACGCTAGGTCATCACCATCTATCTGAGCATTTGCAGCCGCTGCCGCAAGCTCATCTTGGCTCCACTCATAAAAAGTGTTAGATACGCTGTCACTACCAATGTTAGAAACAAGAGGAGTTTCTTGGGGCGATATGTTGAAAACCACATCGGCTAATTCCTCTCGGATGCCTACCGCGCTATAACGGGTAAACGTGTTTGATACGATACTCATAGTTAAATTCCCTAAAGATCAAGAAGCTTTGCTAGTTCGACCGCATCTTGGAGGCGGCCTGTTTTTTGCAATCTCTGTCCTTGTGCTTGTGCGATCTTTGTTTGGGAACGTTTACGAGTAGAGCGGCCTGCAGATCCTGCTTTAACGGTGCGCTTCTGCTTAGGCTGGGCTTTTGTTCGAGCCTTACCCGTCGCATATCTACGCGCCATTTCAGCGAGCTCTACATGCTTAGCCTTGACCAACGAGTTGATCTCAGCTTCCTCTAATCCAAAATCGATAAGCCACTCACGCAGCTCAGAAGAACCTCTCTCAAAAGACTTATCATCAGACCACTCAGGTATGAGATCCCTGACTTTGCCTTTCTCTTCAACGATCAACGCTTGCAAAACCCTCGTTTGCTCCGCTTGTAGCTCTTGCGACAATCGGTTTTGCTCAGAGGCGATTCGACCAAGCTGGTCTTTTCTCGCCTTGCTTTGTTTCTCGTACAGATACTTCTGCTTGCTTGCCTGAACTGGATTCTCTTCAAACAGAGCATCCCAGTTTGGCTCCACACCTTGCTCTTCAATGAGCAAGTGATTTTGTAACTTCCCAAGCAAATCGGCGTAGGTAGCACGCTCTTGTAAGATTGCTTGTTGGTGCGCTTCAAACTCTTTCCTCTGCGAGGCTAGTTCTTGCGACTTTTTGGTATAGCTTGCTTGGCGCGAGTAGCCTTTCTTGAGCTCGTCCAGATCTACTTCGACTTCTTCGCCATCAACTTTCAGCGAAATTCGTTCGACCTCATCGTCCTCTTCGTAGCTTTCTTCTTCATCCAGCAATTCGGCATCGTCGATCTCTGTCTCCGCAGATTCATCTTCAAATACCTCGCCCTCGGCTAATGCCTCGGACTCGTTTCTTGGCTCTTCTTCGGTAGCTTCGTTTTCACGATTACCATCAGCACGATCCAACATAAGCGCAGCTGCGCTGTTAAGGTCGAGCCCCCCTTCAGGGATGTTCAACGCTTCACTCATCCGTCCTTCCTACTTTTGTAGTTATCTAGTTGCGCGTTATCCGCAATGGCGCGCAATCTCCTGAAAAACCGCTTCATGCCTAAGAGCTCGGAGAAAATTTCCTCACGATTCTTGTGCTCTTTTGCTAAAGACCATTCTTCAAAAAGCTGTCGTTCCAACGTGTCGATGATGTAATCCATCGTTGGATCTCTTAAAAACTCTTGCACTCGTGTCGCTGCATACTGGTCATCCATTTTGAACAGACCTCAAAAGCTCACGATCTTTGTCCGTTTGCGCTCTGATCTGAGCAACATCAATCTGAGTGCCGTACCGAGCCTCTAGCTCTGCAATCTTCAGCAGAGTCTCGGAATCATCCTTGTCGCGTAATCGGTCATCGTTACGCATCATTTCCTCGCGTCTGAGCTCCAGCTCAGCCGCTTTCTTCTGTATGTCAGCTTGGATGCTCTGCATCTGTACTTCGGCAAGCATTTCGTTAACGTCTGGCTTTTGCTCCTGTTGCGGAACGCCTTGGAACATCGCTGGGTCAGAAAAGAAACGACTGGGATCTTTGAAGCCCGCAAGCTCAATGATCTGGGTCAGGGTTTGGTAATACTGCTGCACAGTAACCAAAGGATTCTGGGGGCCGAGCTGCTGCAAGATCTGCTCTTGCTTAGCTGCAATCTGCTGCAACATGCCCATACGCTGAGCATCATTAGAGCCACCTAAAGCAACGTTTGAGACGACATCCATAGATGTCGTCCATGAACGAGGGTCAATAGGTACAAAATCATTGCGTAAACGCACCATCCGCTGCTTGTCTTGGTGCTTAACGACCAAGCGGTAGATGCCCATGAACAGATCTTTCATGCCTGTCTCGGCAAAACCACGCGCAATCATTTCTGTGCGTTGCTGCGAGGCCGATATGGTTTGCGCTACGGCCAGATTCGTAGAGCTCTGCAAAGCAGAAGGATCAAGGCCATCACTAGCGCGAGAAATGCCTGTACGGTTTTCACGCACTAAATCCATGTACTCCAACATGCTGTAGGCTTCTTTGCCGACAAAAGGCACGTTGAACGGAGTAACAGCGCCTGGAGCCCTCATACGAATAATGCCGCCGACCTCTGTGTTTAGGAGATCGTCGATATTCGCTTGCCCCTCAACAAACGCCACTCGTGGATGCGTAGACAGAGCTAAAGAATCCAAGCTTGCTCGCAAAACCATCGACTTAACTTTCTGTAAATCAGAAGTTACGTCGGCAACGCTCATACCAAAGAACGTATGCGGCTCTTTGTGACAGTGGAATACAGCAAACGGAACATGGTCAGTCGGTGTGTTGTTAATGACCTCAAACGACTCACCAATCGTGCAAACCTTACGTAACTCTGCGCGGTTATCGCCATCTGCGTCCAAACGCACATAACTCTCGATATACAAAGCCCGACGCATAGTAGGGTCAGTGTTATCGCTGTAGTTCGTCAGGGTAGGGTTGCGAACATCCGCTTCTGGGTTAAATTGAAAGTCGTCGTCATGCGTAGCGTACTTGGCGACCATATCGTAGTCGTAACCCATCTCTACCAACTCACTCAAAGTGATGTAACGACGGTGCGCAACAAGATCAGCCGTATGCACATCCCGTGCATTACGGCTGATTAGGAACTCTTCAGGAGGTACAGATTCAATCTTGATCTGACCCTTATCAGAAACACGAGAATAAGAGCCGCTGTAACCGCTCGACAAAACCGTACCGTCTTCAGCAACCTCTTGCTCTGACTCGATGCGGTTGATCTCTACAGTAGGATCAGAGTTAAGTACCGCGATCTCTTTGTCGCCATACCCATCGAAGTCATAACTAACGACTTCCTGACTGTCATCCCAATAAAACTTAACGAAGCCCGCCTTCTTCATCAGCGAGTCTAAAAACGCATCGTAGAGAACTTGGTACCCGTGGTTGTCACGGTTAACGATGTAATTGACATAATCGGTTGCCTGTTTGGCAACCTCTATGTCCTCTGGGCCTTGTGGGGCAAATTCGACGGTGTGCTCACCGCTAAAGAAAACCCGCATAAGAGAGGGCATGATCGCTTGGATGGTGTCGCGCACATCGAGCGATATGACTTGAGAACGACCTTCCTCTTCATTCCCAAACTCATCGCCAAGATAATACCGCTCAGCTTCAGCCCTTACCGGACTTACAACAGAATCAATAAAATCAATAGCGTCATTGAGCTGACCCGCAAGAATCCCTTGGACTTCATCATCTGAAAGCCCTTCATTGATTTCGAGCTCTTCTGTATAGACTTCAGCCATTCTTCTTCTTTGTACTGGGTTTCTTGGGTGCTTCCTTCTCGGATTTGTCGCGCTGTAGGATTGCATCCACAGCCTTCGCTGCGTTGCGGCGACCTTGTACGCTGTCGTACCTATATCCGCGCATAGAAAACACCAGGGTTGAACCTACCTAGAAAAATGTTACCTTAAAGGTAACACCTGAAACAAGAAAAAAACGAGTTTTTCTTGAGTGAATTGCGAAAGTGCAAGGTTTGCGAAAAGAGCAAGCCGCTGGACAAGTTTTATTCCAACAAAGGCTATAAAAGCTATACATGCAAGGCATGTAGGACTGCTCAGAACAATAAGCGCAGGAACTCGTCACATGTGGAGTTTCTTAAACAAGCGCACACATCTCTTAAATCTAGCCGAACTAAGCAAGGCTTTGAATTTGTAGTGAGTGTGGACGATCTGTGCGATATTTGGGACACGCAAAACGGTAGATGCGCGCTGAGCGGGGTGCTTATGACACGCCACAGAGATAACACGGGCGTCAAAGACACCAACGCATCAATAGACCGGATAGATCCAAACGAGGGGTATTACAAAAGCAATGTGCAACTACTTTGCTGGCGAGTAAACCAAATGAAGCACAACATGACCGAAGCGAGCTTCTGGTTCTGGGTGCGTAACTGTAACGACCATCTGGAGAGCCGAGCTGAAGATTAAAATAGAAATAGACGACTTTAAGGCTGGGCAGATTCTTAAAATCGCACTCGATGATGACTGGATCGTCATTGAGGATGACGATCCAGACCCAAGCGAAGAAGACGAGCCCAGACTGAAGCTATTTGCTAAGGACGCGCAAGCTTCTTGATTCTGCTTTCTTCAAAGCTTCCTGAAGATACTGAACGACTGGCTGTAAGTCTTTTACGTCACCAGAGTCCCTGTACTTAACGAGCACGGTCAAAAGCTCCTTAATCCTTTCCCTGTCGTCCATCGTCCCTCCTTGGATCGTCCTTAACAGCGAACCTGAGATACCAAATAGCCTTACTTAAATCCTGATCCTCTTTGCCCTTGCGCGTATGCCGCCAAATGTACTTAAACGCGTTCAATACGCAGTACCAACGAACTGCTGTGCGCCCAAAGACGAACAACATCACATCAATACACTCAATATCATCCAACTTATAATGCGCTGGCTGCGAAACCTCATCACTCATACAACACCCC